AACCCAGTTCAGGAACAACCAGAATGTCGGCCGCGTTTCTGAGGGTGTTTGTTCCACCTTGGTCTTTACGCTCTGCTTTCAGAATTTCCTCAGCCGCATCGCGGTTTGTAGGACCAACCACAAGCAGATTTCCCTGAACACGCAATGGTCTGCCATTATCGCCCTTCATTGTTTCCAATGCCGTTCTGGCGGCCTTGAAGTTGTCGTGGTCAAGGACTTGCTTAGATCCATATGCTAGCTGCCATAGAGCAAAGCCTGCATTAACACGAGCATCTACACCGTAGATGAATTGCTTTCTCATAAAGACGTTCTGGTCGCTTGGGTCATCCATGGCTACGAATTCATAGCCTTGACGCTTCTGAAAAATAAGAGGTTTGATGGGTTTAGATGTATCAAGCAGGAACCAGGGTGATCCAGCACCACCGCCTGTATTGGAGACTGACGTTTCAACTCCGTCAATCAGGACGGGGTGGTCCGTGTCGAAGAAATACTGCCCGTCGTAGCATTTCGTTGTGAAGCCGGCTTTAAGTAAATCAAAAACCAGCTCATCTGGATGATATGCGGAATCATACCCCATCATCTCAAACATGGGCTTATAGGTACCCAATGTATCATCTCTAAAATCATCGCGACTGACAGCAACAGTGTTTTCAAAGGATTTGTTCTCAATGGCGAACCCATGTTCCTTAAGGTTCTGGATCACCCTATCCCCGACCCATTCTTTAAAACTGGTTGTACTCCCCAGCCATCCATACTTGTTCTCTTTGGTGTTAGATGGCACCTCCATGGCAACCTTGTTCCATTTGGGGTCCGCCGCGTTCATTTGCCCGTCATACAGGCTCTTAAAGCCGGCACGTGCGCTTTCTAAAGTTTCGGAATTGATTTGCATGATATCTCCTTTAAGATTTGAATTTTAAGAATGGATGGATTTAGGCGAAGGTGACCCAGACGCCCGAGGTTTCGATGTCGGCCACAACACCGGCGACTGAGCGGGAGCTGCTGCCATCAGTTTTGGCAACGGTTTCATCGTCGACGATGTAGCAATTGTCACCAATCTCGGCGCGGGTGATTTCGTCGGCACCGGCGCTGTTGGCAAAAAGGAATGTTCCCTTTTCGTAAGGCGCGGTAACATCCCCCGCCGAACCACTTGCGTTGTCGACCTTTTTCTTGGCACGGCCTGCCCCTTTCAAGGTGGTAGCTGTTGCGCCCGGCGTCAGGTTGCCAGAGGTGTCGAGTGCGACAAGTGCGCCCTGATAGATGATTTTGGCGGCGGCGACGGGTGCGTTGAAATCGCGGTTGATGCGCTCTTTCGTGTCGCGGTTTTTAGTTAAAGGCATGATTTACTCCTTGTTAAATACGGTTTAAATTCGGGGTTTACTGGTCGGCGTTTTCAGCCGGCTTAAAGACGTCTTCGGAAAGACCCAGTTGCGAACACACGGCAAGCTGCTCTGCACTCAAGCCATTATCCGCTTTGCCCGGCTGCTTGGATGCGGCAGATTCAGAGCCGAAGATTTTCGGTGTCGCTTCAACATACTTATTAAATTCATCAATATTGCTGGAGGCATACTGCATCGCCCATTTTCTTTGACCGGGCGCAATTTTTCCATCCTTGATGGCAGAGGCTACAGCTAGCTTAGCTTTTTCTGTGCGGGACGTTTCTTCCAGCACTGCAACACGGTCAACCACTTCCTTATGTGCTGCTATCGGCACAAATTTTGAAGGGTCTGGATCCGTAGGCGTTGAAGTGTTGGCTTTTTCGCGCAGGGATGAAGCCGCAGCGGCCAGCTCGGATACAGAACCGTCTTTTTTATCCAGGGCCGTTTGCAGTTCTGACAAATCATTCTCCGCCAGTCTTTCAGAGGCGGCCGTGGCGACAGCTTCATCGCTTGCGTCTTTTGGAAGCTCCAAAAGCTCAATCATTTTATCTTTCAACATTTCTGTTTTCTCCTTTTGATTATGGTTTCGGTTATTGGATGCAACGGCCGTTAATTCCATTGCAGGGTCGTTTGTTAAGCTGGCATGGGTAATACGCAGGATATTTGTCGTGTCCTGGTCATAAATAAATACGGGAGAGATATAACGGTACTCTCTGGCCATGATTTGCTCACGTGCCGTCGCCGTCCACTCAATACGCGCCCAGATACCATCTTCACGCGCTTCCATTTCCTTAATCCAGCCGGCGGCTTTAATATGCGAGCCCTTGGGCGCGAACTGGGTCTCATGGTCACGGTCAATGTAAAGCTCGACTTTTGCACGGCGACTTGCCTGAATAACCCGCTCGGGGTCAGCCAAAGTATATGGGCCGCGGCCATCATTAAGAACGAACGTGCCGGCCTGCATGATATGAATCCATCCGGGAACATCTTCCCCGGTAAGTTCAATCTGATTGCAAATGAGAGTGGCGTGCTTCATGTTGACGATAATAAAACCGTCCGCAAAAGCTGTTTAGACTGAAGTATTTCAGTCTAAATGGCGTTAGGGTTAAAACCATAAAGAGGGGAGATGTTTGGAGGAGCAGTAAAAACGCTCCTGAGATGATTCATTTATGCCAGTTTTTTTCTGCTTTGGCAATTTTAGAGTTTAGAGTCATTTCAGACCGCATTTAAATTTTATCAAACGTCTTCAATTTTGATGTGAAATAAAAAAAAGGTATCCTTGGCAGCAAAGATTTTTTCATTGGCCTGTACGGGCTTTAAAACGCAGAATCTAAAAAATTTGAATAGACCCGTTAAAATGATATATAATAAGTATGTGCAAAATCGGAGTGACTGACAACGACGAACGCATTTTGCACGGCCCCCTTCAAAGTCAGTTTTGAGGGGGTTTTTATTTTGTTCTTCTGTAGACAAGTGCACCCGTCCTTTGCTTTTTAAGATAATTTTCTTTGTCTGGCTGGAAGGCTGTTATCCCACTCCACCCGTCTTTTCCTGTATCAAATACCGCAAATGCTGGCGTGTCCTCGCCATCAACATTAAATCTTGCAAGATATTTTCTCCTAAGTGTTATTCGCCCTGGCGGATAATCTTCCCACACATGCCATATCTCATCCGGCTCTTTTATGGCTTTTGCCAGAAGGCCTAAATATTTAAAGCGTTTCTTGTCCCGCGTTATCTTCCAGCCGCCGCCGGCGGTTTTAAACAAATCTTCTGAAATTATGACAGGCGCGCCGGCCTTGTCTTTGAAAACAACAGGCTTCCCGATATCGGTACCGAACTCTTTTAAAAACTTTCTGGCATACTCCTCATCGCCCAGACCTTCACCCCACAGAATATCCTTGCCAAGCTCGCGCGGTGCAGGGAATGGTACAGAGGCCGGCTTACCGGAAAACGGGACATTCAAGGGTTTATCCAGAGGAGGAGGTGTTAAGCCCCTCATGCGGGCCTTCCCGACATTATAGGCAAAGCCGGGCGTTATGCCTTCCGGCACTGTCAGGATTTGGCCAGTGCGGGGATTGCGATAGGTTTTTGGCGGAGTTGAGGGGTCATATTCTGTAACTTTCAAGCCCAGACGCTCAAGGTCGCGCTCAGACAGTTGCTGGACTGAACAGCGACAGTTCCAGCCGTTGGGCGGATAAAATTGCTCCCAGAAAGGGTGGTCAACGGGAAGAATAATATCATGCCACTGGCGATGCTTATCGCGGGTGTTATCATCCAGAATAGCAATATAGCGCAAATAGGGCCGGGTCTTTTTCGTGCGCTGTATACGCTCCCATCGCCCAGCCGACAGGGACGTCTTTAAGTTTGTCTGGTAAATCGTATTTAAACGCCTGGTACTGCCCAGCTGGACAAGTCGCTCCTCACCGGTGAGGGGGTCAGTCATCAGCTTTTTACCCCACCACCCCTGTTCCTGAAGCTTGGGTTTCAGCTCTTTTCGGAATGTATCGAAAGTCGTGCCATTGGCCAATGCGTCATCAACAGCGCGGCGTATATCTTGAAGGACATCATTGCTGGCGGCTTTAGCGACCGTAAAAGCATAGGCATGTTCTTCCTCCCACATATCACGCCAGTCAAAGGTCATTTCATAGCCCTTGGCCCGGAAGAACTTTATGGCCTCTCTGGGTGGGAGGGCCTGTAATTTAATGCGCTCCATAGCCTATGCCACCTTAAACTTT